ACCGCAGTAGTTTCTCGTGAAATCCGTTTTGGATTCCTTCACTTACTTTTTCCCTACCTAACCTACCTAATGTGGGAAGTCAATCTAAAAGATGCATTCGCATCCTTTAGATTTGTACCTCCAATAAGAATTAGATTTGTAAATTGAAGTATCAACCAGTTGCGGATGATACTTCAACAACCATTGGAACATGTCCTCGAATACTTTATACCGAGGCAAGTCCCAACAGTAGTTCATCATATGGGATACCAACGCAGCAGCTAAAAACTCGGGCTTTGTAGTCCGAAGATTGTAGATATGCTTGGTAAACCGGACAGGCTTGTATCTAACAAGCCCACCGAATTCCCAAATTTCGGTTGAGAAAAATTCGGCACCATTAACTGTGTCATGCAGCTTATGGCCCGTTATCCTAATACCTAAACGTGAATATTCAAATATACAACGATCCACATCAAAATCGTCAGGAACCGCCTGAAGCACATCATCCCCTCCACAGACAATATTCATATCTGGGGAGAGGATCTGCGCATCAGTAAGGTCCATTCTTATGGAGACAAGCAAATGTAAAATGAGTTGACTAACTGAGTTAGCAAAATAAGTTAAGACCCAGCCGCTTTTCATGATACCGCTCTCGTTCACACGATAACGATGACCATTAGAGCAGCGGTACACGGAATCGACAGAAACTTCGTCGATTGCATTGACGACATCCATAAGATATTCTTCGAATTCATCATCAGACATATCAGGATGCTTTATCACAAGCTTCATTATAATCCGCTTGAAGATGTCGTAGACATACCCGAACATGTTAAAGTCCCAGTTAGATTTATCTGTTTCTAAAACACGCCCGGACATCCGGCGCCATAGGTTCTCCACGTCCCCCGGAACTTGAGGACTGAAGAACACCACTGGGCTCTTCCTCCAATTTGACACTCCAGCAGACGTCATCGCGCTGAACAACGTCTGGTGTTTAACCATCTTGTGAAGAGGAAGTGCAGTTATGATCCGTAACATACAATCATCAATTTTCTTCATCTTATGGGGTTCACCCTTAAGGAAGACCTTGAGATCAAAAGGAGCATCCCACTCCCTAATTACAGTGTCT